GGTCATAAATGTAGATCCGCAAGGTTTGGTTGATATAAATTTATACCCCGAAAGTGATCTTATCCATTCTGTAGCTGATGAGATTAATATCCCAGGCGTTTTCACAATCGGGGGGCATGGTACCCCCACATCTATTGAATCCGCAACGCGCAGTATCATGACAGCTAAAGATCTAGCATATCTAATTAAATTTGATGGGAATTATAAAGATGGGATGACAGTTTGGTTATTTTCTTGTAATACAGGTAAAGGACAAAATTCATTTGCTAGCCAATTAGCTAAAGAGTTACATACAAATGTAATAGGACCTGACACGCTATGGACGTGGTGGGGGCGAGGAACTAATGGTAAGTTAAAAATGGATACAGTGCTAACAGCACCAACGAACCTTAATTCAAATAAGGATCTAATGGCTATAACAACAAAAGACCTTGGTAATTGGATAACATATGGGCCATCTGGGCACCCCATTTCTAATATGCAAGGTACGCCAGAAAAACCCAGTGATATAAGATAGGTTGTAGATGTATGAAAGCATGCTTGTTACTATTTTTTTATTTTTCTCTTATTGGTCAATTGCATGGTGCTGATGTGAGAATAAAAGAAAACGAAAGTGTGATGGGATCTACAGCAATGACCTATGATTTAAGTGAAGAAAAGCTGATGAAACTGAAGTATAAATCACAACATGGTGATTCAGAGGCATCATTTCGACTATATCAATATTACTGCTTTACTAAAAATAATATTGATAAACAATTGCGATTCTTGGAAAGATCAGCATCTCAGGGGAATGTTACAGCGCAGTTTAATTATGGGGTCTTTTTATCAGATACAAATCCAACATTATCAGAATATTATAATTTGAATAGAGCTATTTATTGGATGGAATTCGCTGTAAATAACGGTAATATTGATGCAAAGAGCAAACTTCAAGAGCTCAAAAAGCTAAAGCGAATGGATAGAAGGAAGAATAAGGAGAATCCGTAAAAGCAATAGTTCATCAGACTGCCGCAGCAGTAGTATGATGATGAATCAGGGCTGTACTATAACTATTATCGGTAACATTAACCGCAGCAGGGGCGGTATAACACTCAGGCTCCGATTGGGCTGGAAGGTAGGTGGAATTTTTATCAATATCCGTTGAACCCGATTTCTGGAATCGATCCCCTTGGGATTAGCCACCTGTTTATACAGCATAACTTTAGGTATGCTTTCGTGTGTTTCAGATATACCATGTGATGATAATTTTTATGATGTGCTTAGTATTCCAGTCGTTTCTGGTAATAATATGCAATGTAAAAATAATCCCCGTTGTACACATTTATAAATAGATGGCCAATACCTCAAGGCCTATGGAGTTGGAATGTTAATGACCCGGGAGCAAGCAATAGAAAACCTGACGGCATACGATTAGTACCGTCAGTTAATACAGGAACTTATAATCGCAATGGATTTTCAATACATAGTTGTTTAAACGCTTTTGGTCCGTCTTTAGGACCTCGATTCTGTTCCGAGGGTTGTATAACTGGTTTATCTAATGACATGCAAAAATTAAATGAGTTAATATTTTCAGAGCCAGATAGCACATTAACAGTTACGGACTAAAAAATATGGCAAGGTTATTAACAATTGTATTTTTTTCTCTATTTCTGCGAGTGCAGTTACTGCAAGACAATTTCAGAGAGAGTTAGATTTGGCAGACAAAGCAATATTATGGGCACTAATATCAGCCAGTACTAAAGAGGGACGAAAAGCGTGTTCACTAAGCTATTTTGCCTGTAAGACCGCAGAGGCTGAACTCGGACTGGCATATATGGCTGCGAATGATAACAAGGAATTTCTCACATCCTTATCTAATATAATGAGGTACAAAATAGATGCTGGACTTTCCGAATCCTATACATGCTATTTATTAAGTAAGGGAAAGATCATAAGACCATATCTGAAAAATCTAAATCCACTCCAACTTGCCGCTGATTGCATTGAAACAGTAAATAAAATAAAAGATAAGAATAAAAAAATCATTGATATAAATTCAGTTAATATTTGTAGTGATGATAAAAATATAAAATTGAGAGTTAATAGTACTATTATGGCCATTGATGATTCTATAAAGTGCATCGATGAATGATAACTTAATTTTATTTAAAAATATATTAATAACTCACTCTCCAGGAGTTTTTTTAACTTAGTTTTATAATGAATACGATAATTAAAAGTGAAGAAGAAAATAGTTGTATACATATATTCCATGACCCTACATTGTGATCTATAGATTAAATATTTTTTAAATGTGACTGTCATCCTTCAGATAATAAAGCCATCATCGCAATAGTTGGAAAAGCACTCCTGCTCTTTTTTGATTAGAGCCGTCGCAGGAGGAACAACTCATATCATCATTGCGATCTCGACGATGTATAGTCTCATCCTGCGGCAGAACAAGACGGATAAAAAATCCAATGAGAGCACACTCATCCAGAACTTATTAACATAATGAATATTAAAGGAAAATCATCGCAGCTAATGAAGTAATATGCAAAAATAATTAGTCCTTACAAGGAGCAAAGTTCCATAATCTCCCCCCTCCCCCTCAATGATCCAAATAAAGATAATGCATCCAGCTGGTCATTCTTAGCAGCACTTTCCGCATCACCGAAACATGGCTGAAATGGTCGGAGTAAACCGCCACCTGGGCGTAGATGCCGTCGGGTAAGGCATCGATATCATCGTTAGGGTCCAGTTCAATGGTTCCCAGCACACCGTCCGTGCCGGGCACGACCGTTAATGATTGCAATACCCCCTGCGCCTGATAAGAACCGCCTGGCACGACAGGTAAAATACTGGTCAGTTTGCCGTGGAACACCTGCCCAGGTAGCGCGTTAAACACCACTTCTGCATCATCACCAGGTTTCAGACGTAACAGCGAGTTTTGCCGAAATTGGGCGACAATTTGCCGTTTTTGCTCGGGGATGAAAACCATCACCGGACGCAACGGCAAGGCAGCTGCGTATGTGCCTGGGCGGATCAGTACCTGAGTGACGTAGCCATTGCTTGGTGCGCGAATGACAGTCTGCTCAAGATTATATTTTGCTTCAGTAAGTTGCGCTCTTAAGCTCACAATCTGCGATTGCTCGCCGTTAACCATACTGTCGAGCTGGCTCTGGATCTGCGCCTGCTCCGCCACCGAGCCTTTCACCAGCGCATCCTGCGCGAGGAAATTTTGCCGCGCATCGTCGATGTCACGTTCCGAGAACGGATTCACCGCCGCCTGGCTGCCTTTCAGATAACGTTGATAATTTTTAAACAGACGGTCGCGCTCCGCTGAAACCTGGGTGGTGTTGGCCTGCGCTTCTGTGAGCTGCGCGCGCAGAGTCTTTATATTATGCGTCGCCGTCATCAGGTCAGCCTGAAGCCTGTCAACTCGCGCCTGGTAACGAACCGGGTCGAGCTTAAAAAGCACCTCGCCCTTTTGAATAAGCTGATTATTCTTGTCAGTGACTTCAGTAACAATTCCCGTCACCTGTGGCGTGATGGGGATCGCTATCACTGCCTTTTGCGCGGTAAAAGTGTAAGGGTGGTTGTAGTTCATCAACAAAATCAAACCACTCACCAGAAACACGCCACCCAGCGCCGCCGTCGCCAGCGTCCACTGATTCACCGGAATACGAAAGATTTTAAAGACCGCCCACGCCAGCGCCACGTAAGTTAAAACAATCAATAGATCCATAATTAGATCTCCGGGAACGTGGAATAGTCAGTCTTTTTCTCGGCGGCGAGTTGATGCTCCAGCCGGGAAATTCGGTCAGAAAGTGCGGCGATTTCCGGGTCAGTCGCTTTCTCCTGCGACGCAACATGTGACTGCATGCCCCACCCGCGCTCCGGTTGATAGAGCGTCGCCCAGATCCACAGGAACGGCCAGATAACATGCAGAGTAAACAGGCTCACCCAGCCCGCCGTATGAATAGCGTCGGCATGGGGATGGTTGCGCTTTTTGGCAATCAGATAAGGGATGTCATGTATCGCGATGATTCCATAAAAAATCACCAGAAAGACGAAGATCAGCACTCCCAACGCGAAATAGTTTAGAAACATATCTGCCTCGGATTCACGTTTATCAGTGTTGTTTTTGGGCTGGCAGCCAGAAGGGAGTCAGGCTGATATTTTGACAATAATCCGGGTTCGCGATTCTCGCCATAACACCAAAGAATAATTTTTAGAGGTGATGAGTTGCTTAGTTACATAACGATTGTATGACGAAGGCATAACATGCTGTAGATCACATCAGGTGAACGCCGTAAGAAAATATCTTGTGATTCAGATCACAAAGATTCAACAAACCATCAAAACAAAAATGTGACACTACTCACATTTAAATGCCATTTTTAGCGAAAATCGCCGCCTTGTTGCTTTTTTACACAAGCGTTTTGTGATGAACGTCACGTCAATTACCTCTCTACCCCCTATATTTATGTGATTGATATCACACAAAAGGCCGTCGACTGGACAGTTAACCGATTCAGTGCCAGATTTCGCAGTATCTACAAGGTCCGGCTACCTCTGCCGCCACATTAACAAAAAACCTCGGGCTTCCAGCCTGCGCGACAGCAAACATAAGAAGGGGTGTTTTTATGTCATCCGATATTAAGATCAAAGTGCAAAGCTTTGGTCGTTTCCTCAGCAACATGGTGATGCCAAATATCGGCGCGTTTATCGCGTGGGGTATCATCACCGCGTTATTTATTCCAACAGGGTGGTTACCGAACGAGACGCTGGCGAAGCTGGTCGGGCCGATGATCACTTATCTCCTGCCGCTGCTGATCGGTTATACCGGTGGTAAGCTGGTAGGCGGCGAACGTGGCGGCGTAGTCGGTGCCATCACCACCATGGGCGTTATCGTCGGCGCAGACATGCCGATGTTCCTCGGTTCTATGATTGCAGGTCCGCTGGGCGGCTGGTGCATTAAGCACTTCGACCGCTGGGTAGACGGTAAGATCAAATCCGGTTTTGAGATGCTGGTGAATAACTTCTCCGCAGGCATCATCGGGATGATCCTCGCTATTCTGGCATTCCTCGGCATTGGCCCGATTGTTGAAGCCCTGTCCAAAATGCTGGCTGCGGGCGTTAACTTCATGGTTGTCCATGACATGCTGCCGCTGGCGTCTATCTTTGTTGAACCGGCGAAAATCCTGTTCCTCAACAACGCCATTAACCACGGTATCTTCTCGCCGCTGGGTATTCAGCAGTCCCATGAACTGGGTAAATCAATCTTCTTCCTGATTGAAGCTAACCCAGGTCCAGGTATGGGCGTGCTGCTGGCGTACATGTTCTTTGGTCGTGGTAGCGCTAAACAGTCTGCGGGCGGTGCGGCAATCATCCACTTCCTGGGTGGTATCCACGAAATCTACTTCCCGTATGTGCTGATGAATCCGCGTCTGATCCTCGCAGTCATCCTCGGCGGTATGACTGGCGTGTTCACGCTGACTATCCTGGGCGGTGGTCTGGTTTCTCCGGCATCTCCGGGTTCTATCCTTGCTGTACTGGCGATGACACCAAAAGGTGCTTACTTCGCTAACATCGCGGGTGTGTGTGCGGCGATGGCTGTCTCCTTCGTTGTCTCTGCTATTTTGCTGAAAACCAGCAAAGTGAAAGAAGAAGATGATATTGAAGCAGCAACTCGTCGTATGCAGGACATGAAAGCTGAGTCTAAAGGCGCATCTCCGCTGTCTGCTGGCGATGTGACTAACGACCTGAGCCACGTACGTAAAATCATCGTTGCCTGTGACGCCGGTATGGGTTCCAGTGCGATGGGCGCAGGCGTTCTGCGTAAGAAAATTCAGGATGCAGGTCTGTCGCAGATTTCTGTTACTAACAGCGCGATCAACAACCTGCCGCCAGATGTGGACCTCGTCATCACTCACCGTGACCTGACCGAACGCGCTATGCGCCAGGTTCCGCAGGCACAGCATATTTCGCTGACCAACTTCCTCGACAGCGGCCTGTACACCAGCCTGACCGAACGTCTGGTTGCTGCCCAACGCCACACGGCAAACGAAGAGAAAGTAAAAGACAGCCTGAAAGACAGCTTTGACGATTCCAGTGCTAACCTGTTCAAGCTAGGCGCGGAGAACATCTTCCTCGGTCGCAAAGCGGCAACCAAAGAAGAAGCGATTCGTTTTGCTGGCGAGCAGCTGGTGAAAGGCGGTTACGTTGAGCCGGAATACGTTCAGGCGATGCTGGATCGTGAAAAACTGACCCCGACTTATCTGGGTGAGTCTATCGCGGTGCCACACGGTACGGTTGAAGCGAAAGATCGCGTACTGAAAACGGGCGTCGTGTTCTGCCAGTACCCGGAAGGCGTGCGCTTCGGTGAAGAAGAAGATGACATTGCCCGTCTGGTGATTGGTATTGCTGCCCGTAACAACGAGCACATTCAGGTTATCACCAGCCTGACCAATGCACTGGATGATGAGTCCGTCATCGAGCGTCTGGCACACACCACCAGCGTGGATGAAGTGCTGGAACTGCTGGCAGGTCGTAAGTAATCCAATCCCACCCTCTCCACATGGAGAAGGTGGGGTTAATTGCCTGATGCGCTACGCTTATCAGGCCTACAGGATGCATCACAATTTGTTGAATTTGCACGTTCTTGTAGGCCGGATAAGGCGCTTACGCCGCATCCGGCGCTGCCCCTCTCCTCACGGAGAGGGTTTGGGTGAGGGAAAAGCCTCACCCCAGCCCTCTCGGGTAAAAACATTGATGAAGGTTAATACTATGAAAGCATTACATTTTGGCGCAGGTAATATCGGTCGTGGCTTTATCGGTAAACTGCTGGCAGACGCGGGTATCCAACTGACGTTTGCCGATGTCAATCAGGTGGTACTTGATGCCCTGAATGCCCGTCATAGCTATCAGGTACATGTGGTTGGTGAAACCGAGCAGGTAGATACCGTTTCCGGCGTCAATGCTGTCAGCAGCATTGGTGATGATGTCGTTGATCTGATTGCTCAGGTTGATTTAGTCACTACCGCCGTTGGCCCGGTTGTGCTGGAACGTATTGCTCCGGCAATCGCCAAAGGGCTGGTGAAACGTAAAGAACAAGGTAATGAATCCCCGCTGAACATCATCGCCTGTGAAAACATGGTACGCGGTACCACGCAGCTGAAAGGCCATGTGATGAACGCCCTGCCGGAAGACGCCAAAGCGTGGGTAGAAGAACACGTTGGCTTTGTAGATTCCGCCGTTGACCGCATCGTACCGCCTTCGGCTTCGGCAACTAACGATCCGCTGGAAGTGACGGTAGAAACTTTCAGCGAATGGATTGTCGATAAAACGCAGTTCAAAGGCGCACTGCCGAACATCCCAGGCATGGAGTTAACCGACAACCTGATGGCATTTGTCGAACGTAAACTCTTCACCCTGAACACGGGTCATGCTATAACCGCGTACCTCGGAAAACTGGCCGGTCATCAGACCATTCGTGACGCGATTCTCGACGAGAAAATCCGCGCGGTGGTAAAAGGTGCGATGGAAGAAAGTGGTGCAGTATTGATCAAGCGCTACGGCTTTGACGCTGACAAGCATGCGGCGTACATCCAGAAAATTCTCGGCCGTTTTGAGAACCCGTATCTGAAAGATGATGTAGAGCGCGTAGGCCGTCAGCCACTGCGTAAACTGAGTGCTGGCGACCGTCTGATCAAGCCACTGCTCGGTACGCTGGAATATGGTCTGCCACATAAAAACCTGATTGAAGGTATTGCCGCTGCAATGCACTTCCGCAGTGAAGATGATCCGCAGGCTCAGGAACTGGCAGCACTGATCGCTGACAAAGGTCCGCAGGCGGCGCTGGCACAGATTTCCGGTCTTGATGCCAACAGCGAGGTTGTATCCGAGGCGGTAACCGCTTATAAAGCAATGCAATAATGGTGGACCAGGCGCAGGACACCCTGCGCCCGAATAACAGATTGTCAGATATGCAGGCAACAATGGAACAAACCCAGGCCTTTGAAAACCGTGTGCTTGAGCGTCTGAATGCTGGCAAAACCGTGCGAAGCTTTCTGATCACCGCCGTCGAGCTCCTGACCGAGGCGGTAAATCTTCTGGTGCTTCAGGTATTCCGCAAAGACGATTACGCGGTGAAGTATGCTGTAGAACCGTTACTCGACGGCGATGGTCCGCTGGGCGATCTTTCTGTGCGTTTAAAACTCATTTACGGGTTGGGCGTCATTAACCGCCAGGAATACGAAGATGCGGAACTGCTGATGGCATTGCGTGAAGAGCTAAATCACGACGGCAACGAGTACGCCTTTACCGACGACGAAATCCTTGGACCCTTTGGTGAACTGCACTGCGTGGCGGCGTTACCACCGCCGCCACAGTTTGAACCAGCAGACTCCAGTTTGTATGCAATGCAAATTCAGCGCTATCAACAGGCTGTGCGATCAACAATGGTCCTTTCACTGACTGAGCTGATTTCCAAAATCAGCTTAAAAAAAGCCTTTCAAAAGTAAGCAACGTCTGCTTACTGCCCCTCTACCTGCTTCGGCCGATAAAGCCGACGATAATACTCCAGACGTTGTAGATATAACGGCACGCTTTCATCGGGTATTCCGGACGGAATCGCGTTACGGGGAGGAAGTTTTTTCAGATACTCCCGGAACGCCTGGCTTGATGCCATGAAATCTACGGCTTTATCGATAAGAAGCGGAACGTTTTCACCTAATTTGCCCATGATGATATCTCCGTATTACCCCGCGCCGGGAATGCGCGGCCGCCAATTTTAGTTTAGGTTCCCGGTAAAGATGACATTAAGGAAAACGTGCTGAATCCTCAATAATCATCCGCTGCTGTTTATTATCTTTTTTCTATAGATTTCTTAATTAATCAACGAATTGCGTAGTTTTTGAGCATGTTAATGATTACGTTGCAGAACTATTACAATGTCATCAGTTGTGAACAAAGCACTTGGTCGCGCATACTAGGGGCTATAAATTTATCTTTATCAGAAGCCATCACATGAAAGAAGTCGAAAAAAACGAAATCAAACGTCTCAGCGATCGCCTGGACGCCATCCGCCACCAGCAGGCCGATCTGTCGCTGGTTGAAGCCGCAGACAAATATGCCGAGCTGGAAAAAGAGAAAGCCACGCTGGAAGCAGAAATTGCTCGCCTGCGTGAGGTTCATAGCCAAAAACTGAGTAAAGAAGCACAAAAACTGATGAAGATGCCGTTTCAGCGCGCAATTACCAAAAAAGAGCAGGCTGATATGGGCAAGCTGAAGAAAAGTGTTCGCGGACTGGTGGTTGTGCACCCAATGACCGCACTGGGCCGTGAAATGGGCCTGGAAGAGATGACCGGGTTTTCAAAGACCGCGTTTTAAGCCCCTCAGACGACTGGTACGATCGTATCAACCCGCATCTGACTTGCGTTAGCTGGTCAATGCGGGGACTCTCCTGTCTACTCGCCTAATGACCAAACAATTCACTCCCCTTACGTCGATTTACCGCTGGTTGATATTCTGAAAATGCATCTTTACCGAAATAACCACCTATAAACAATAAAAATATATAGAAGATATCATTTATTAATTAACAAGCAGTTACGTCTCTTTTTTTCGGATTTAATTGTGAAATTTTAATCATCATATTCATACAATCAATTATCTGTAAAATTTTTCCCATACATGGTTTCTTTCATATTTGACATTTATTAATAATCATCATTAGAATCCACGAAAAATATTATATTCATACAAACACAGACATCTTTTGAAACTAATGATACATTTTTATGATGAATGCTTAAAACAATATTTAATCGACACACATCACTGTCATTAATGTAAAGCAACATAGATCACCAATAATACAATGGACAACTCTACCGGCATTGATCGCTGGTCGGAGGCAATAAGGATTTTCACATGAACTTGAAGAAGATTTTTTTCAGTGCTGTCACTGTTTCAGTTCTCTGCGCATTAACGGGATGTGACTACATTCAAGAAGGCAAGCCAGAAAGTAGTTTACTGAAACAAGAAGAAGAACATAACAATAAAATTGTGCTACTTGAAAAACAACAAGCACAGCTAAAGAGTCAACTCGAAACTATTCAAAAACAACAAACTGGCATAATAAACAGCACAAAGACTTTAACTCACGTAATTAAATCCGTTAAAGACCAACAAAATACTTTTATTTTTACCGAGTTTAACCCAGCAAAAACGAAGTATTTCATCCTGAACAACGGTTCGGTGGCTTTAGCGGGCCGAGTGTTATCCATTGACGCCACAGAGAATGGCAGTGTTATTCATATTTCACTGGTCAACTTATTAAGTATACCAATCTCAAACATTGGCTTTAATGCGACATGGGGTGGTGAAAAACCTGTCGATGCCAAAGAGTTTGCCCGGTGGCAACAATTACTTTTCAACACATCAATGACATCCACATTGAAATTATTACCAGGTCAATGGCAAGACATTAATTTGACACTGAAGGGTGTATCGCCAAATAACCTGGGATATCTGAAGTTAGCCATCAATATGGAAAATATTCAGTTTGACAATCTTCCCGCTGCTGATAATCGGCAGAAAAGAAGCAAAAAATAAATGCAATTAGTACGCTTATAACAAGGAATAGCGAGCATCATTAATGAACAAAATATTTAAAGTTATCTGGAACCCTGCCACAGGGAATTATACTGTTACCAGCGAAACGGCAAAAAGCCGTGGCAAGAAATCTGGGCGCAGTAAGCTGTTAATTTCTGCGCTGGTTGCGGGTGGGTTGTTGTCATCGTTTGGGGCGCTGGCTGATAATTACGACGGTCAGGGCGTTGATTACGGCGATGGCTCAGCTAGTGACGGCTGGGTTGCTATCGGTAAAGGTGCAAAAGCAAATATTTTTTTAAACAACGCTGGTGCCAGTACCGCTTTAGGTTATGACGCTATAGCTGAAGGCCAATATAGCTCTGCCATCGGCTCAAAAACCCATGCTATTGGTGGTGCATCAATGGCCTTTGGGGTTAGTGCAATCTCTGAAGGTGACAGGAGTATCGCGCTGGGTGCATCGTCGTATTCATTCGGCCAATACTCAATGGCCCTTGGTCGTTATTCCAAAGCGCTGGGTAGATTGTCTATAGCTATGGGGGATAGCTCCAAAGCGGATGGAGCAAACGCCATTGCGCTGGGAAATGCCGCTAAGGCGGCTGGTATTATGAGCATCGGTCTCGGTGATAATGCCAATGCGTCACAAGATTATGCTATGGCGCTGGGAGCAGAAAGCGAAGCCGCTGAAAATGCGACCGCTATCGGCAATAAAGCGCATGCAAAAGGAGTGAATAGCATCGCGTTGGGTAATGGCAGCCAGGCTCTGGCAGATAGTGCAATTGCTATTGGCCAGGGCAACAAGGCTAACGGCGCTGATGCTATCGCTCTGGGTAATGGTAGCCAGTCGAGTGGCTTAAACGCTATTGCCTTAGGTAAGGCCAGTGTTGTAACTGGCGATAATAGTCTTGCGCTTGGGAGCAATACCAATGCCAACGGTATTAACTCTGTCGCGCTGGGCGCAGGTTCTATTGCGGATCAAGACGATAGCGTTTCTGTCGGCAGTGACTCATTACAACGCAAGATCGTTAATGTAAAAAATGGCACGATCAAGGCTGATAGCCACGACGCCATTAATGGCTCACAGCTTTATGCCATCAGCGACTCGGTGGCAAAACGGCTTGGCGGGGGTTCATCGGTAAACGTTGACGACGGTACTGTTAAAGCACCAACCTACAATTTAAAAAATGGTAACAAAAATAACGTTGGCGATGCGCTCACTGTACTCGATCAATTCACCCTGCAATGGGATCAAAACAGAGACAAATACAGCGCCGCTCATGGTAGCTCAACTGCCAGCGTAATCACCGATGTGGCGGATGGCGCAGTTTCAGATTCCAGTAAAGACGCGGTTAACGGTTCACAACTGAAAGCCACCAATGATGATGTTGAGACCAATACCACCAATATCGCTACCAATACCGGAAATATTGCAACTAACACTGCAAATATTGCTACCAACACCACCAATATCACTAATTTGACAGATACTGTTGGCGACCTTAAAGATGATGCCCTGCTCTGGAATGGCACTGCATTCAACGCCGCTCATGGTACGGAAACCACCAGCACCATCACCAACGTGAAAGCTGGTACCCTTTCGGATGACAGTACTGACGCGGTTAATGGCTCGCAACTGAAAGACACTAACGATAACGTGGCGACCAACACCACCAATATCGCTAGCAACACGGCTAACATTGCCACTAACACCAGTAATATTGCCGATAACACTGCCAACATTGCTACCAACACCAGTAATATTGCCGATAACACTGCCAACATTGCGACCAACACCAGCAATATTGCAGGTAACACTGCCAACATTGCTACCAATACCACTAATATCGCGGCTAACACCACAAGCATAAATAGCCTGAACACGTCTGTGGATGCTCTTGAACAGGATGCTATGCTCTGGAACGGCACTGCATTCAACGCCGCTCATGGTACGGAAACCACCAGCACCATCACTAATGTGAAAGCTGGCACCCTTTCGGATGACAGTACTGACGCGGTTAATGGCTCGCAACTGAAAGCTACTAACGATAACGTGGCAACCAACACCACCAATATCGCCAGCAATACGGCTAACATTGCGACCAACACCGCCAATATTAATACTCTCAATACGTCGATCGATACCCTTGAGCAGGATGCAATACTCTGGAACGGAACAGCGTATAGCGCCGCGCACGGTACTGAAACAGCCAGCACTATTACCAACGTTAAAGCAGGTACTTTATCTGAAAATAGTACGGACGCAGTTAACGGTGCGCAGCTGAACGCGACTAACGCGAATGTGGCGACCAACACCACCAATATTGCTACTAACACCGCCAGCATTAATACTCTGAATACATCCATTGACGCTCTGGAACAGGATGCGCTGCTTTGGGATGGCACTGCATTCAGTGCAGCGCATGGTGCAAACAAAGATGCCAGCAAAATCACCAATGTCCTGGCAGGGACTGTATCATCCGCCAGTACTGATGCCATTAATGGCAGCCAGCTTCATGGGTTGAGCAGTTCGATCGCCACCTATCTTGGTGGTGGTGCCACTGTGAGCGATTCTGGCGTATTTAGCGGCCCTACCTATAACATTGATGGTAATGATTACACCAATGTTGGTGCTGCACTTGACGCCATTAACACCTCACTTAGCGACTCACTCGGCGATGCCCTCCTTTGGGATAGCACGACTGGCGCATTTAGTGCCAAACACGGTTCTACCGCCAGCGTAATCACTAACGTCGCAGACGGTGCAGTCTCTGACTCTAGCTCTGATGCTGTGAATGGTTCACAACTGTACGATGTAAGCAACTCTGTTGTCGATGTTCTGGGTGGTGGTGCTGGCGTGAATACGGATGGCAGCATCAGTGCACCAACGTACACCATTGCTAACACTGATTACGATAATGTCGGCGATGCCCTAAACGCGCTTGATACCACTCTTGACGATGCGATGCTATGGGATGCTACCGCAGGTGAAAATGGTGCCTTCAGTGCCAGCCACGATGGCAGTGCCAGCAAAATAACTAACGTCGCGGCAGGAACAATTTCTGACACCAGCACCGATGCGGTTAATGGGGCTCAACTCCACGGCGTTAGCAGTTCCGTCGCTGAGGCTCTTGGTGGTGGTGCGGCGGTGAATTCTGACGGCAGCATCAGCGCACCGACTTACACCATTGCTGATACCGACTATACCAACGTCGGCGATGCGATGAATGCAATTGACTCAACCCTGGATAACGCCTTGCTTTGGGACGCTGCCGCAGGTGAAAACGGTGCGTTTAACGCTAGCCATGATGGCAAAGCCAGTGTCATCACCAACGTAGCCAATGGTCAGATTAACGAAACCAGCACCGACGCGGTTAACGGTTCCCAGTTAAATGCCACGAATATGTTGATCCAGAATATTGCCGGTGATACCAGCGAAAGCTATATCACAGAGAACGGTGAAGGTATCAACTATGTGCGTACTAACGACAGCGGTTTAGTCTTTGAGGATGCCAGTGCTACAGGTGTGGGCGCTACAGCTGTAGGTTATAACTCCGTCGCATCAGGCGATAGCAGTGTGGCAATTGGACAGAATAGCAGCAGTACTATTGAATCTGGAATTGCTCTGGGCAGCAGTTCTGTGTCTAACCGTGTCATCCTTCAGGGCTCCCGTGATACCAGCGTAACCGAAGATGGCGTAGTCATTGGTTATAACACCAGTGATGGCGAACTGCTTGGCGCATTGTCGATTGGTGATGACGGTAAATATCGTCAAATCATCAACGTCGCCGATGGTTCCGAAGCCCATGACGCCGTTACGGTTCGCCAGTTGCAGAATGCGATTGGTGCTGTAGCAACGACACCGTCCAAATACTTCCATGCTAATTCAACGGAAGAAGATTCACTGGCTGTCGGTGAAGACTCACTGGCAATGGGTGCGAAAACCATTGTTAATGGTGATGCCGGGATCGGTATTGGCCTGAACACTCTGGTGTTAACTGATGCAATCAACGGTATTGCTATCGGTAGCAACGCGAGTGCAAATCATGCAAACAGTATTGCGATGGGTAGTGGTTCCCAGACCACCCGTGGTGCGCAGACTGACTACACCGCCTACAACATGGACGCGCCGCAGAATTCTGTCGGTGAATTCTCTGTCGGCAGCGAAGACGGTCAACGTCAGATCACCAACGTCGCGGCTGGTTCAGCGGATACCGATGCGGTTAACGTAGGTCAGTTGAAAGTCACTGATGAGCGCGTAGCGCAAAATACCCAGAGCATTACTAACCTGAACAATCAGGTCACTAATCTGGATACTCGCGTTACTAATATCGAAAACGGTATTGGCGACATTGTCACCACCGGTAGCACCAAGTACTTCAAGACCAACACCGATGGCGTAGATGCCAACGCCCAGGGTAAAGATAGCGTTGCTATTGGTTCTGGTTCCATTGCTGCCGCTGACAACAGCGTCGCACTGGGTACCGGTTCCGTTGCAGATGAAGAAAATACAATCTCTGTAGGTTCTTCCACTAACCAACGCCGTATTACTAACGTTGCCGCAGGTAAAAATGCTACCGATGCTGTTAACGTTGCGCAGTTGAAGTCTTCTGAGGCGGGCGGCGTGCGTTACGACACCAAAGCTGATGGTTCTATCGACTATAGCAATATCACCCTCGGTGGCGGCAACGGTGGTACGACTCGTATCAGCAACGTCTCCGCTGGCGTCAACAACAACGACGCGGTGAACTACGCGCAGTTGAAGCAAAGCGTGCAGGAAACGAAGCAATACACCGATCAGCGGATGGTTGAGATGGATAACAAACTGTCTAAAACTGAAAGCAAGTTGAGCGGTGGTATCGCTTCTGCAATGGCAATGACCGGTCTGCCGCAGGCTTACACTCCAGGTGCCAGCATGGCTTCTATTGGTGGCGGTACTTACAACGGTGAATCGGCAGTTGCTTTAGGTGTATCGATGGTGAGCGCCAATGGTCGTTGGGTCTACAAATTACAAGGTAGTACCAATAGCCAGGGTGAATACTCCGCCGCACTCGGTGCCGGTATTCAGTGGTAA